TCGTTCCGTCAGTTGGGCCGGGGAGGACCCGCGGCCCGGCGGTCGGCCCGGTTTCGCCGCCGCCGGCGGTCGCGTCGTTGACGACGTCGCAGCGGTTGAGCAACGACACCAACGCGGCGCGGTCGTGGTCGTTCGTGTATGCGGACACGATCGCGCGAGCAATCGCGCCGTTTTCCTCGACGCTCAACCGAACGACGTTTGGTTGGTGTTCCTTCACGCGCGAGCCTCCACCGCTGGCAACTCGTTGCCCCATGTTGTCCACCCAACGCGCGGCCGACGCGCGAACAACTCGACGCGCGACGCGTTCGGGTAAAGCGTTTCGATACGTTCGTGGACCTCGTCGGGTTTGCGGCTATGGTCTGCGACCGGCGCCAACACGACTTGCCGAACCGACTCGTCGGCCACCGGCAACGGCCGGCCGCGTTTGCATGGCGACCCACACAACACGAATTCGGTAGTGGGTTTGACGATTGACGGACGGACGCCACGCGCCCCGATCGGCTGGCCGTTCCGCGCACACTTGACCCACACGAACCCGACGCCGCGAAAGGCCAACCCCCACGCGGCCAGCAACGCCACGGCCGCGTCGAGGCGCGGCCCCGTGGCCCATAGGAACACAACCGAACGCGGGTGGAGTAGGTCGCGAACGGGCATTGCGGCCAACGCGGCGTCGTCCAGCAACGCGTAAACCTTGCCAGCCGCGGCCCATTTGTCGGGCGACCCGTAATACAACCACGGCGGGTCGACCAATGCGACGTCGAACGGGCCAGCGGGTAGCGGGGCGAACGTTGTCATTTGGTTGGTTCCATGCCGGCCTCGGCCCGACACCGAACGACCTCGGCCGCGAGGTCCGCGAGCCGATCCGTCGCGACGATTACCACCGACGGTTTGTTGTTGCGACGATGCCACACTATCGGTACGGCGGACGCGGGCGCGTCGGCCGTCGCTTGTTCCAATGCCGCGTAGAGTTGCAACGCCTCAACGCGTTTCGCCTCAACGTGAATCGCGGAGCCGGGCAACGCAACGTCGGGCGAGTCGGGGCCGCCAGCGAATTGACACCCGCGCCGGCCGGCGATCCCGAGGACCGCCCCCAATTCCGCGGCGGCCTCGCGCTCGCCCCGCGCGCCTTTTTCCCGGCTGCGGCGTCCGCTCATGGTCGCCCATCCTTTCCGACCCAACCCATGCCCGCGTAATCGTTGGGGTCGTCCCAATCCTCGCCCGGGTCCGCCGCGCGATACCCGGGCAGCGTTTCAATCGGTCGCAATACGGCGGGCGGCACGAACCACGCGGGCCGATTCTTGCCCGTGGGGTCGCACCAAAATTCGGGCGTTCCGACCTCGACGGGCAACGCCCACCCGTTGACCGCGAACGATTCGCCGCCGTCGGCCGGCCCGAGGTATTGAACGCCGACATAGGGAACGCGACCGCGGCCGGCAACGTCCGCCGGGTGAAGTATCAACGCCCCGGCCGCGAGCGCCGTTGTACGGACTTGCCACGGCCCGACGTCGTCGCCGCGGAACGATCCCGTGCCGAGGTAATACCGGTCGCAGCATTTGGCCGCGGCGGCCTCGCCCCATGCCCCGAGTATGTCGTTCGCAATGGGGACGGACGGGCCGCGCTCGGCCCCGTAGGCGGGCGCCCGGGCCGCGCGTTTGGCCGCGAGGTAGCGCATAACGCCGACCAGCGACGCCGACACGATTTCGGACGCGGACAGGGTAACGAGCGTTTTCGGCATGGGTCCGGCCTTACTGGTTAAGCAACGCAAACCGGGAACGCGATTCGGCAATTCGCGCGTCGGCCAGCGCCACGTATTCGGGATTCAGTTCGCAACCGATCGCGTTCCGCCCGAGCGTGGCCGCCACGGCGAGCGTCGTTCCGCTACCGGCGAACGGGTCCAACGCCGTACCGGCGACGACGTCGGCCGGGCCGCAATCGCACGACGGCCGCCACCCGAGCGTCGTCGTCGTCGTTACATGGCGAAGCGGGTCACGGTTGCCGTCCGTCTGCCGGTCGCCGGTCGTTTTGGTGTCTCGCCCGGGCCGCGTGGGGACGCGTTCCCGGGACACGATCCGCACGATCGGCGCCCCACACGTTCCGCAGCAACGTTCGGGACACCCGGCCGCCAAACACGGCGCGACGAGGTCCGGCGGCATCGTCGCAAAATGGGCGCCCCGATAGGGTTTCGTCGTGACCGTCCAGACCGACCGCCGGTTGCGGGTCTGCGGCCGGACGCCGTCGGCCGGGTTCTTAGCCTCGTTGCCGCTCGGCTTGCGGCCCATAGCCGCCGCGCGTTTCGGATAAAACCCGAGGCCGCGTTGCCCGGCCGTGGCGGCCGTTTCGTTGATGGCGACGGCGTCGAAAAAATACCGCGGCCGTTTGGTCAACAAAAACAGATATTCGTGGGCCGTCGTGCAACGGTCGCGGACGCTATGGGGCATTGGGTTGGGTTTGTGCCAAATGATGTCTTGACGCAAAAACCACCCGTCGGCCTGCAATGCGAACGCGACGCGCCACGGGACGCCGGCGAGGTCTTTGGGTTTCAACGCGTCGACCGCTCGCCCGGGCGCGTACGTGTCCCCAAGGTTGAGCCACAACGTCCCGTCGTCGCGCAACACGCGGCGAACCTCACCGAACACGCGAACCATGCTTGCGACATACTCGCCCGGGGATCGCTCGCGGCCGAGTTGCCCCGCGTGGCCGTAGTCGCGCAGGCCCCAATACGGCGGCGACGTTACGCAGCAATGAACGCTTCCCGCGGGCAACGACCGCAGCGTGTCGACACAGTCGCCGGCGATTACGCGTTGGGTCGTCATTTCGTCACCCTTGAACCCGTAGCCGCTCGGCCAACGCCGCGCGGTCGTCGAGGCGTTGGTGTTCCGCGGCCGCTTGCCGTTCCAACCGCTCGCGGGTCGCGCGGGCCGCGGCTGCGGCCGACGCGTCCCATTCTCGCGGGGGTGGCCGATCCTCCAACGCCGGTTTGGCCCGCGTTCTAGTCGCGGCGTCGAACTGGCCGCCGAGAATTTTCGCCACGAATCCCGGTTTCACGATTTGCAACAACGTCACCGGATCGCGAAACGCTTTCAACGCTGGCAATCGGGCCACGGCCCGCAACGCCTCGTCGAACCACCCCGGTTCGGCCAGCCGGTCCGCCAACCCGTCGGGCGGGTTGTTCGATTGCCATTTGGCGCCGGCCCCGGCGTTCCACGCCCACCGGAGCGTGGACCATTGGTCGGCGTCCACCGCCGCGCCGGTTGCCGCCGGCTTGCGTGTCCGTTTTCCTCGCGCAGCAACCGGGGAGGGGGAGGAGGAGGAATTAATATCCTCTCCTCTGGTCACGCCGTCGCGTGACGCGACCGTGACGCGACCGTGACGGTAGTTGGCGGACCGTCGGGCGGACAACGCGCGGGCCTTGGCGGCGTTCGAAAACCGGCGGTCGAAACCGGGGATTTCGACCACCCCGGCGTCGGCGTCGAACCGGACCCACCCGACGGCCTCGACGGCGGCCCAAAATTGCACGTTTCCCCCGAAAATACGGGCGAAAACGGCGGGGGTGGCGTGGGCCGTTCCGTCGGCGGAATTGAGGCTGGCCCACCCCCAAAAACGGACCAACCGCCAGCACACGATTTCGACCGGCTCCCCGGTCAAATCGACGAGCCGTTGGACCTCTGGTTTCAACTCTAACCCGACGTCGATCGGAACCCATTCGCCGGCCATATGCCCTCCGTTGCGTCCCCCGGCGGCGGGGGTGTTTTCTTCCCTAAACGTTCGTCGTGCGCGCCTTGCGTTTGACCCCGTCACGCCGCACCGTGACGCGAGCGTGACGCGCGGGCCGGCCAGCGGGGACGCTTGGGCGACGTCCCGCCGGCCGGCCGCGGTCCGCGGTCCATGCCCACCCGGCTTCCGTCGGGCGGATGGTCCGCCCGCGGCGGTCGTTGGGTTCCAACAACTGTTTTCGCCGCAGCGCGGCGACATGGGACACGGCGCCCGTTTTGCTCGCGAACCGAAACCGCTTGGCAATGTCGGACAGCGACGGGCAGTAGCCGTTCCCGGCGACAAACTCGGCCACGAACCGCAATACCGCGAACTGCCGCGGCGTGACGCTAAAAAGGTATGTCGTCATTCGTCGGCTCCGTTTTCGGCTTGCGGGTCGCGCGGGCCACCGCGGCCGGCGGGGCCTTGGGCGGCGGTGGCGTCGGGGCCGCGGCCGGCTCGGGGGACGGATGGTCCGCGGCCTCGGCGGCCGAATACCACCGCGCCACCGTCACGTAGTCGCGACCGCTTTTGGCGGTCCGCCGCTCGGCCAGAATCCCGATCGGCCGCCCGACGAGTTGCGTTTCGTCCCAATCCTTGCCCCGTGTCGGCTCGGCCACGCCCGCGGACCGGCAAACGGCGCCAATCTTGCCGCGGTAGTGGGCCGGAAGGTGTTCGTCGACGATCGCGAACCCGGGAACCTCGACGGACACCGACAGGCAACGCCCGTTCGGGTTCGCGTCGTTTTTCAACCACGGTTTGGTTCCGTCCTCCACGGCCACAATCCGCCCCACCAATACGCCATTGGGGGCCAACGGCAACTCGGCGGCGGCCGCCGGCGAGTCGTCCAACCAAACGTCGTCGAAATTCACGATTGAACCTCCGGGTTATGTTCCTGCCGTCCGGGGACGCGAACGATTCGCAAATCCCCCTCCAACGCTTCCTCTATTCGCCGGCGGGCGACTTGATAGGACGCCGCGCCGGTGCGGAACGCGTCCACCGCCGCCGCGACGTCGTCCATCGTTTTCGTTTGTTCCTCGGCCCGTTTCGCCCACGGCGTCCGGTCGTGCCATGCCATGTTCCCGCCCTCCGTTTGGGGTCAACCGTCCGCGGCCTCGGCCACCGCGGCCGAGCCGATCGCGTCCCGCCGTTCGTCGATCGCGGCCGCCACCACGGCGGCCCATTGGTCCGACATTCGCCCGGCCTTAACGTGGCCGGCCAGCCGGGCGGCGAGGCCGTCGAGGGCCTCGGGCGTGGTCGCGTCGAGGACCGCGGCCAACGCCTTGGCGACCATCGGCGGCGGCGTCGTGGCGGCCGCCGGGGCGGGGGCGGCGGGCGGCCCGGCTTCCGGCGCCCCACCCTCCAACCACGCCGCGAGCGCCCGCCCGTGTTCGACCGTGATCGGCCGCGGGTCACCCGTGAACAGCCGCGTTCGGTCCTTACTCGCGACCGCGTAATGGCCGTCGTGGACGATGTCCAAAACCACCGTAAATTCGAATTCCAAACCGTCGCGTTGTTCGACCGCCATCCCGAGTTTCACGACCTTTTTCCGCCCGCCCTCGTCAACCTGCGCCGTTTCGGTTTTGGATCGGCCACACGCGATAACGTGGGCCGGCGACCGCAACATGGCGTCGATAAACTTTCGGTGGCGGGGCGTTAGTTCGCTCCACGCCGACCACGAATTGCCGCGGTATTTGGCGGCGGCCAGTTGGTCCTTTAACTCCAAAATCCCGCCCGACCCGTTCCATTCGTGGGTAATGGAGTCGACCACGATAACGTCGTACCCGGCGGCCTCGGCCTGCGCGATTGCGTCGCAATACGCCTCGGGCGTGAACGGGGGAACAAGGTCGATAACGTCGAACTGGTGGAGGTCGGAATAGATATCCGACGACCCTTGTTCGGTGTCGATAACGACGCAGCGTCCGCCGAGGCCGCGCGCAATCTCTAGCGCCCCCCACGTTTTGCCGGCCCCCGCCGGGCCGGCGAGCAACAACCGCAGCCGGTGGGCCGAGCGCCGCGCCTTGCGGATCACCAGCGCCATCCCCACCGCCGCTACCGACAGCCAAACCAAAACCTCGTCGATCATTCGTCGCCTTCCTTTCGTTTTTCGCGTTCCATTTGTCGTTCAATCGCCAACCAAACCTCGCGCCGGTACACGCCGATTTCATCCGGCGCGTGGATACCGACTTTCACCGTGTCGCCGCGGATCGCCACCACGGCGATTTCGATTCCATGCCGCGGAATCACGATCGACTCACGTTCCCGCCGTGAAAGAATCAACAAGCGTTCGCCCTCCGTTCCCGCCGCCGCTGGCCGCCAATCCGTTGGCGGCCAGCGTGGCGGCCCTCCGTGGTTCAACTCGGCGGCAATCCGTCGCCGTCGATAAATAGCGCGTCGCCGCGTTCCATCCGGCGTCGCATTTCCTCGACCTTTTCCGGCGTCCCCGGGGCCGCGGGCGTGGGCGGGGCCGACGCCATTTGCGCGTCGACCTCGTCGCGAATCCGCCCGATTTCGTCGAGGGCCACCGTCAACGATTCGTACAACAACGTGCGGTCGCCGCTGGCCGCCCGGGCCACGTAGGTATCACCCTGCAACGACTGCCCGCCGGCCTTTTCCGGTGCGCCGTACAACCGCACCACGGCGCACAAATGGGCGTGTACGCGGGTTACCCGCCGCAGCCACCCCGCCAAGCGTGGGCAGATTCTAGGACTGAGGCGGGTACGGCGATTGGCGTCCACCGCTGGTCGCCGTAGACGTTGCGACGCCGCCGCTCGTCGTCCGACCATTCGGCTTGAATCTCGGCGCACCGGGCGGCGATCGTCGCGGGGTCGGGGTCGTCGGCCCGCGGCATCAAGTAGGCGCGCCGTATCCGGTGCAAGGTCTGCGATTTGGTCACCCCCAACGCCGAGGAAATCGTGTCTAGCGTGTACCCGAGTTTCCGCCACGCCCGTAGCGTCGAGTCGTCGACCGTCGCCGTCCATCGTGGAACCGTCATTGGGACCCTCCGTCGTTCGGGGGCCGGTCGCGCCGCTGCCGTGTCGTTCCGTCGACATTGGACGACCTCGCCCCGGTTTCCTTGTCGCCGGCTGCGTCGTGCAATCCGGCGGCGACGACCTCGCGGACGTCACGGGGGCGGAATCTAACCGGCAGTTGAAAACCCCGCAACGCCAGTTTTTGACCGCGAATTGAAAACCCAAACCCCGCGAGATTAGCGGAGTTTGTCGGCGGGAACGCCGAGCGTGTCGGCCAGCCGGAACCACGTCGCCAGCCGGGGCCGCGTCTTGCCCATCAACAACGCCCACAAGGCCGCGTAGGAAATCCCGAGCCGTTCGGCCAGTTCCTGCCGGGTCAGGTTTTTATCCGCCGCCAACCGTTCGACGCGGCGGCCCCACGCCGATGGTTGCCGGAACCGGGGGCGGCCGCCGGCGGGGCGGGCCGGCGCGGGTGTCTTGCGGGCGGGTTTCATCCGTGGGGCCTTTCGCGGGGGGACGATCCATCGTCCGACCCGTTCGTGGCCCCGGCCGAGGCCGGGCCGTACAATCGTCACGAACGGGCCGAATACACCCCGCAGGATTCGAACCTGCAACCTTCGGTTCCGTAGACCGATGCCCTACCGCGTAGCGGTTATGACACCCGTAAGGGTTACAACCCGTAGCGCGCGCATGGCGTGACAAAAAGGGGACCGCCCGAGGGGGCGCGCCTCCCCTATCGGCGGTACGGTTAAAAAACTTGACACCCACGCCAACGGACGGGCGCGGGCGGAACGACCGAGGCGACGATGATTGGACCAGCGAAACCGGCAACGGTTGGCGAGTACGCGCGGCGGTACGAACTGTTCCGCGACGTTCGGCCGGAAACCCTGCGCCAATACCGGATCGTGGCCGACCTATTCGAACGGTGGTCGGGCGGGCCGTTCCCGTTGGTGTCGCTCGACGAGGCGACCGTGTCGGGGTGGTTGCGCGACTACGCGGCCTCGGGGGTCGCGCCGGCCACCGTCCGGTCGAAACGCGTTGGGATTCTCGCGCTTTGGCGTGGGGCCGCAGACGAGTACCTATGCGAACCCCCCACGCGTCGCGTCCGCGCGGTTCGCGTCCCGTGGAAACCGCCCGTGGCGTGGGATTACCCCGAGGTCGTCGCGTTGCTGGCCGCGGCCGCCAAATTGAAACGGTGGCATCGTTGCGGCTTGCGTCGCGCCGTCTGGTTTGACCTCGCGATCCGCGTTGCGTGGGATTCGGGGTTACGGTGGGCCGACCAAATGCGGCTCCGCGTGGCGGACGTCCGGCCGAACGGTACGGTGGCCGTGACGCAATCGAAAACGAGTCGGCCCGTCGTGTTCACGCTATCGCCGTCGACGATGGAACGGCTCGCGGTGTCGCTCGCGGTCGCGCCGCGCGAACTGGTGACCCCGTGGCCGTACTCCCACGAAACGTTCGACGCGCAGTTTCGCCGGCTGGTCGTCGCGTCCGGCGTCCGGCTCGGGTCGTGGAAATGGTTACGGCGGGCATCATCAACCAACGTCGAACTACAACACCGGGGCGGCGGGGCCATTCATTTGGGCCACGCCCCCGGGTCGCGGATCGCGGATCGCCACTACAACGACCCGGCGATCCTCGGCCGCGACGTCCCGACCCCGCGCGACCTCGGGGCCGGCCCCGAGGCCGACGGGCCGGCGTTGACCGGCGGCGACCCGGGGCAATAATCGCAGGCAATGAAAATCGACCCCGCCAAACTCGTTACGGTGACCCACGCGGCCGAACTGGCCGGCGTCGACCGGTATTGGATGCGGCAACTCGTTCGGGACGGCGTGGTGTCGGGCGTTTGTATCGACGGCGTTTGGTTTGCGGACCGGGCCGCCGCCGAGCGGTACGAACGCCACCCGACGGCCGGCCGCCCCCGCCAGCGCCGGCCCCGCCGGAAATAGCCGGCCGGGAAAACCTCACGTTTCCCCCGGGAAATAGACGATGCTTGACACGGTATTGCCCGTCGGCAATACTTAGGGGGTCAACGCGGCGGACACCGCGGGGCGCAAACCGGAGAAACGAATCATGGCCGCAAAGAATAGCAAGGTTTTTTTGGAGTCGGCTGGCCGGGACCACACGGTGCGAGCCGGAGAAACGGAGCAATGGATGTACCGCGTTGTGCGACTCGTAAACACTTTAGAGCCGCGGGTTGATTCTCTGGTCAAGCAATCCGCGGTTGAGCGAATGATTTTGGACGGGATCGACGTCACGATCACGCCCAAGCATGAGCGATAGTCCACGCGCCCCCGCCCGGTGCGTTACCGGGCGGGGGTTTGGTAAACACGAAACACCACGAAAGGTTCGACAAATGAATTCCAGCGAAATGTTTAAGGCGATCGACTCGGGTTCGAAACTCAACCTCGACGACTACGCGAAATCGTGCCGAGACAAGAAAGTATTGTTTCCGACTTGCAACGTCGCGGATTTGTTGCTCAGTATGTTTTTGCGCAGCGCCGACGCCGACAGGCTAATTGCAGCGCTCGACGACGCCGAAAAGCGTATTTGGGGCGCCCGGCGGGCCGCGGAGTTGCGGCGCGATTACGAACAGGACAACCCGACCGACGTTACGCGGTTCGACCCGCAATGGTAGGCGATAGCATCCCGACACCCTCACCAACCACCCCCACCCACCACCACCACCCGAGGCCCAACGATGGACAACCGACCGAACACGACCCAAACGGCAATCGACGCAATGCGGGAAATGGTCGCCGCGTTCGACCAATGCCGCGAGAGTTTCAACGAGCGTTTCACCCTGCCCGAACTGGTCCGCATTTGGGACGCGTGGAACCAATGCGGGTGGACGTTTTACCCCGACCAATGGGCCGACCGACAAGTACGCGAGGCGTTGCGGGGGATCGCCCCGAATTGGGGCGCCGACGAGCGGCCCAAGTTTGACCCCGACCGCGCGACAACCCGCCGCGTGGTTCCGTCGCTCCCGACCGTGTCCCGGCGTCCGTCGAAATCGTGATCGTCCCCGGCCGCCCGGGGGCGTTCCTCGGCGGCCTTCCCTGCGTCCCCAACGGAGCGAACCAATGCCAATCGAACGAAACTCGCCGCGCACAACCTACACGGGCGGCCCGGCGTTCCCGACCCTCCACTACCACGACGGCGACCCGACGCCGTCCACCGTCCGCGGAATGACCCTCCGCGACTATTTCGCGGCGGCCGTGGTCACCGGCGCGGCGTCGCACGATTTCCGCACCGACGACGATTTCGCCCGCTACGCTTACGAACTGGCTGACGCGTTAGTGGCCGAGCGGGACGCGGTGCGGCGGCCGCCACGGCGGCGCGGTGGCAAGGGTGGGCGTTGATTGCCCGCAACCGGCCGGGCGGCCTAGTCCCCCGGCCGGCCGGCGTGGCGGACCTCAAATAGAATCCGCCGCACAGCAATTCGGGTTTCAACGGACGAAAACCAGACGTTGGCAAACTCGACGACGACCGCGCGTAAAACGAGGTCCAGCGCCGCGCGGTTGCTCGCTTCGCACCCCCACCGCGTTTCGATTTGCTCGCGGACCCGGGCCGCGATCACCGCGAGCGACCCGAGGACCGGCCCGACGTCGCGGCCGGCGTCCGCCCGGCGGGCGAGTTTCGCCATGTACCGTTCGGGCCATTGCCGACAGGTTTCGTCCAATAGGACGTCGACGGTATGCGATAGGACGTCCGACGCGTGATTGGTGGACACGGCCGCGCGGACCATCGCGCGCAGTTGGGCCAGCGTCAACGTAGCCGGCGCGTCGCCCACGGGGTTACCGTCCACCCGCGGGCGCGACGGTTCGAACCGCCACGGGCGACGCGCCGGCCACGCGGACGCAACGGCCGTCGGGACACGCGGGGGCCGTGGCGGCCGCCGGCGGCCCCGGCGGGGCCGGCTCGGTCGCCATGCTGGCCCGGGCGGCGGCCACCGCGGCGGCGGCCCGGGGGGCCTCGACGTCGACGGCGGCCGGGTCGGCCGAAAGCCACACGAGGAACGCCACGAATGATTCGAACAGCGACACGGCGGCCCCCCTTACAACGAACGCCCGTGGTCGATCACCGGAAACCCGTCGTCCCCGATCGCGTGTTGCGCGTAGCGGGTTTCGTCGTCGGGTGTTGGGTTGTCCTCGGCCAGCAAAAACAACCACAACGCGTTTTTCGCGGCCGCGGCCACCCACCGCAAAACCGGGCGATCCTGCCCGGGCGTGAGCGGCCCGGGGGCGGCTGGCCGGCCGGTTAGATACACGCCGGCCACGAAAAACGCGGCGGCAACAACGAGCGTCCAGCGGTCAATTTTCATCCGGTGCAACCTCCCCGGGGGCCAACCAATCGCCGTGGTTGAGGTCGCGATAGGCGAACCCCACGCCGCCAATGGCAAACGAATCGCCCTGCGCCAATGCGGCCTCGACGTCCCGCCGCGAGGCCCAAAAACTGCCCTCGGGTTGGTCCGCCGGCCAGCGTGGCCCGCCCACCCATTTGGTCCCCCAAGAATTGACGACTAACGCCCCGTCGCGCGGGTTGCGGATTTGCCCGGCGGGATACTGGCCGGCGTTGGCCGCGTGGCGGACCGCGCAAATTAACATGGCATGGGACCACGACCGCCCGCGAGGTAGGAACGCGTCGGCGTCCCGCGTCGTGGTCCCGCCGTAGCCGACCGTCGAACAAATCGCCACGCAGTAACCCGACTCGACGGCGGACACCAGCGACGGCCAATCCTCGACTAATGCCACGGCCTGCGCCCGGTTTTCGTTGGCGAGTTTCGCGAGCGGGGCCGGGACGCCGTAGCGCCCCCATTCCTGCGAACGCGGAATGGAATACGCGGACAAATCAACGTCGCCGTATTTCGTCCGGTAGAGAATCCCGCCGGTCCCGTCGGCTAGTCCGACGATCCACCGCGCGGCCGCGCCCCCGTAGGAACCGTCGCCACCGTTGTTGACCTTAATTGGCGGCTGGCGCGCGGCGGTGCGCGATCCCCCATATATCGGCTCGGTCGCGACCGCGAGCGGTGGCGCGGGGAGCCGGCCGGTACAGTAGTCGACCGCGTGGCCGCAGTAGGAACCGAGGGCGAACGCGAACGACACGCAACTACCGTGCGCGCCTTGGTTCCACGCGACGAACGGCGACCCGTAGGCCGCGCGGTGGGCGCGGTCCAAATAGCGGTATAAAAACGTGTCGACGTTTTTGGTTTTCGCGACCGCGTCGGCGCCGGCCTCGGCAAACGTCGGCGCGTCGAGGGTCGCGAGGAATTCCCGCGTCCCGTCGGGGTTCGGCGTGTAGCCGAACCCAAACCCGTCCGCGGCCCGCGGGGCCTCGGGGGCGAACGACCACCGGGCCGCGAACCACGCGGCGGCCAGCAATACGGCGGCGATTGCCAGCCGGCCGGCTAGGGTGTCACCGCGTCGCATTGGCGGCGGCCTCCGCGATCGACCGGAACGCGGCCACCCACGCGGCGCGTTGCTCGGGGGTCACCGGACCGCCCGACGTCCCGAGTTTGGATTCCAAATAGGATTTGACGGCGTCGCGGACCCGCGGTTGCCGCGCCCCGATCCGCTCGCCGCGGCAACGGAAATCCCGGGCGCGGGTCCGCAACTCGTCGAACGCCACGCCGGTGGCGAGCGTCGGGTGTTCCTGCGTCCCGTCCCATTCGATTTCGTCGGCCAGTTCGGCAAACAACGCCGACAACACGGCGGCGTCGGCCGCCCCCGCCGGGCCGGCAAACTTCCCGGCCAATACGATGTCGCCGGCGGCCGGGGGCCGGGGCGCGGGCCGGCTCGGGGCGGCGAACCACGCGAGCAACAACAACGCGCCGGCGACGGCGATTCGAACGGGCGTGGTCATTGGTCCGACCCCGCAACGAGGGCCAGCGTTAGCGCGTCGATCGCCGCGCGTTCGGCGTCGGTCAAATGGTCGGTTTCGGCCAGCCGCCGCCGGACCGTGGCAAGGTCGGCAATCGCGGATTGGAAACCGACCGCAGCCGGCGGCCCCGGGGGCGGTGGCGGCGGCGGTGGGGCCGAGGCCCGCGGGAACATGGTCACGCCGGCCCGTGGCAGGGGGGACAACACGACGAGCGCGGCGGCGGCAATCAAAACGGCGGTAATCATCGCGCGGCCCTCACCAGCGGGAGTAGGCTTTCCACGGCCCCGGCGGCCGCGAGCAAAACCAGTTGACGAACCGCCGGCCGGACGACGAGCCACACGGGCCAGACGATCGCCGGTACGAACTGGTCGGCGGTGGCGTCGAACAGCGCGGCCACGGCCCCGACGACCCAATCCTTTTTTGTCGCCCCCGGGGCCGCGAGGCCGTCGGCGGCGGCAATCGCCACCCGCAAGAGCGCCACGGCCAGTTCGGCAAACTCCGCGACCGTGATTCCGTCGGCGGCCCGGGCGCGGGCCACGGCCACGAACGCGTCGACCTTGGATCGGAAATCCAACACGCCGTCGGCGGCGGCGATCGGCTGCGAACTAATCACGACGACACCCCCACGACATAAATTTCAACGTCGACCGCGGCCGCGCCGGTGTTTTCGACGTCGAGGCCCGTTTCGTCCCACCCGGCCGCAAGGTTGGTCGCGTACAACAACCCGCCCGGGCCGAGGGTGGCCGCGAGGCTCGGCCCCATGGACACCGCGACCGACGACGATTCGGATTGGTTGCGGACGACGACGATTTTTTGGGTTGGCAACGCCACCGACCCCGACCCGCCGTACACGTTGGCGGGGAGGTCCGACAGGTCGACGGACACGGCGTCGCCAACGGGGACGGTGACGACGTCGCGCCAATACGCGTTCGCCTGCCCGGCGCCGGTCCCGTTGGCAACGTCGAACGTCTGGACGATCGCCGCGGCGTCGACCACCGAAACGAGGTCCAGCGCGTCCGTCGTCGACGGGGTCACGTTGAGAATCCCGTTAAACGCAAACGTGGTCGCCATTAGCCGCTACCCCCCGACCCGCCGGCCGCGGCAACGCTGGTCCCGACTAGGTAAATGGAATAGGACAGCGGGGCCGCGCTTGGGTTCGCGAGCCGAACGACCGAGTTTGCCGAGGTCACACGCCACGAATCGGCGTGGTTCACGGCGACCCATTCGGACGCCGGGCCGATTTCCGCCGCGTATACGCTGGTCGGCCGGCCCGGGTCCACGCCGACGAGCAACCGCCGGCCGGCGGCCGTTTCGTTGTTCACGATCCGCACGATTCGCAGTTGGCGAAAATGGTATGGAACCTCGACGCCGAGGGTGGGTTGCGACAGCGTCAACAAATCCAATTCCTCGACGGTCCCCGCGGGGATCGTCCGCGTATCGGTAAACGCCAAATCGGCCTCGCCGGGGCCGTCGCCGTCGGTGATCGCGTACTGGCCCGCGACGACAGCGGCCGTCGTGATCGCGCCGACCTCTTGCGCGTCGACGCGGTTAATGGTCAACGTCGTTTGCAACGATCCGCCGAGCGTGTCGGTAAGCGTTTCGGCCATTCAAACCAACCCCGCGGCGGCAATGATTCCGGCAACGTCCACCGTTAACGTATGGCGGCCGCCGGGGCGGGATTAGGCCCTATGGCGTGTCGGATTGGACCTCAAAAAAACACCCCGCATACCCCGCCAAATCGACCGCCGTATCGGCCGTCGCGGTCGTGGGATCGCCGCCCGGCCCCATTGCCCGCGCGACCTTGTCCAGCGTCATAATAATTGCCCAATCGGACGGGGTGAGCGGCCGCCGCAACACGCCGGCGAACGCCGCGTTTATCATCCCGACGGTACGCGCGAAATGGATTTGCGGACCGCCATAGGACGTTCGGCGTTCGCGGACGGCGGCCAACGCCCGTTCCAACAACCGTTCGGCCGGCGGGGCCTCGGCCGACAAGAGCGCGTCGCCGGTCAACCGCGGGCCGGCCTCGCGGGCCTCGCGCAACTCTCGGTCGCCGCGCAGAATCCAATCGGCCGCGAACGGCTCGCCACCCCCGGCGGGTTCGTCACACGCCGCCGCCGC